AGTTCGTTATATGACTTTATATAACGTTATATCAAAAACCTTGACATGTATCTGGTACGATGAGTATGGATTCTTACCTTATAATGATACCATATACATGAATGCTGCTCCTGCATTTAAGACAGCTTCTATGATAGCAAAGCAAAATGGTGCACCTTTTGGAATTTTGATTTCGACTACTCCTGGCTCCGGGAATGCCTCAGCCGACGTAAAATGCAAGCTGAGAGCAAAATTGCATAAATATAATTTTATCATAATCTTTGCTTTATATAATATGCAATACTCATGAGCCTTATATATACGTAAGTATGTAATAACTTTCCGTGAACTGCTGGAAAGTGCTAAAGCTTCAGTGCCAATAACCCAATTATTGGAATCGAAAGATAGAAATAAGTCTGAAGATGATCTATGCTGAAATAAAAACTATTAATAACCTTTTTATATTATTAATAGCGCTAAGGATCGCTATACAATGTACAATCAGCAGCGAAGCCTAATTCTATATTAGGAACGTTCAACGACTATCCCTTGGATCGGAGTATAATAAATAGATCAACAGGAGTAGGGCCTAAGTAGGTGGGTGAGAGTCCCTTAAATCGAAGTGCGGAACATCCCTTATGGGATGAAGATATAGTCTCAACGTCTATCTAACAGATAGAGAAGTTCATAAGAGAACTGCATAGACTAACGACCTATGTGAAGATACTGTTCATGACAACTCCAGAAGGACAAGAAGCTTATCGTACTAAAGAAGCTGCTACTAAATTCTCAGAAACATGGTATGATTTACCATATAATGAGTTGATGAGTATAATCAAGGCTAATACAAGTTCTGACTTTGTATATATTAGATTTACCTATCAGGAGCTTGGTTGCTCTGAAGAATGGTTCCAAGAAGTATGTAAACTGCTTAAGAACAGTTGGCCTGATATACGAAGAGAAATACTTCTTGAATGGAGTAATGGTGTTGAGAATTCTCCCTTTAAGGAAGAAGATCTTGATGCTATTAAAGGATTACTAAAAGAGCCTAAAGTGGATTACATATTTGGCAAGTATAGATTTGAAACCTATATGGCTGTAGATACTAGAACGTATCCTCCCCTTATAGGCGTAGACGTATCTGCTGGATATAAACACGATAGCTCTACTATTACTATAATAGACTCATTAACCACTAAGGTTATAGGCTGTCTTAACTGTAACTATATTTCTACTCTAGACTTGGCTAGATGTATAGAGTATATAGTAAAGAATTGGATGCCTAATGCGGTGGTTTGCGTGGAGCGTAACGGAGAAAATAAAGTAATATAAAGAGATATAAAGTTTCTATATTACTTTTTACCTCATCTAGTAGAGTAATCTGCTAGTTTCCCTGTGTTAAAACTGCGACTAATTGGTCAAGAGCTCATAAAGCTACAACGTAATCCAAAAGATAAGCGTGAATGCAGCGAAAGCAGAAAAAATTTATGAGATGGTAGTATGGTTAAATCCTGAAGCTACTAATAACAAGCCAACGTGCAGTTACGAAAGTATTTAAATTAAATACTACGTTTAACGACTATCCCTTGACGAGGGAGTAAAGCCGCAAGCTTATGGCGGAAGAAAAATCCAGCTCCTATTCTTATAGGATGTACATATAGTCTAATCACGCTCTGTAATGGAGGTGCATAGGAATTAACCTAGAGGTATAGAGTTGCGTCTATATCTAAATATAAATGGTTACGGATCTTCAGTAATAGCCGCATTATTAAAAATGGGTATAAAGCGTAATTTATACTATGAAATTAAAGACACAGAAGTCGAAGAGAAATTCGATGGCGTTCATGTCTATAAACAAAAAATAAGAACTAAGGTATATGGTCTTAACTCAAATAGGGAAATCCGTAGAAAGCTTATAGATCTTCTTATAGAACGAGTTGAGCATCATAAAGATAAGATAATATCTCCTATCATATATAATGAATTATTAGGAATGGAGATAAAGAGAAACGGTAAAGTTGAGCACTCTTCATCTACTCACGATGACCAGGTATTCTCAATGCTTATGGCTCTCTATATGTGGTATGAGGGCGTTAATATGGCTGAGCGATTTGGTCTTAAGAAAACGTCTATAAAGACAGATGATGATATAGATGAACAGCTTGACTTCTATAATGATGAAACTGTTGAAATCGTCGGAGCATTCTCCTCTGATGATGAAGTAGACGGCGAGATACAAGATACACTCAATAGTGCTATTCGTGCCGGTGGAATAATGATGAATGATTTCTTAGAGCAGCGTCATGCTCAAGAGCAAGAACAGCTCAAAGCATTATTCAATACGCCTATCGGTAGAAAAGCATATATGGATAAGTATAATATTCCTAGCCAAGAATCCCCAGATAAATATATGGGATCTCCTGGGGAGTATAATATACCATTGAGTGTATTTAATGATTTCTATAACCCATCAGCAAATACATTTAAAGAAGGTTATAATTCAGACATAGTAACTAATCAGCAGACGTTGCCTGCAGATCAAGCCTTTGCTCTGGAAGATGAAACCTATAGCTATACTGATCATTTTAACTTCTGATAAGTTATACCCTAGGGATCACTCCCTAGGGTATATTTTTTGTTTATATAGTCATAAACTTAGATAACGTTGAGGATAATTGATTATTAAGATATTCATCTATATTATCCTTTACGATACATCTAAATACAAATCTAGAGCTAATCTTCTTTATATGATCATCATATCGTTTACTACAAGCAAATACAATATAAGTATCTTCTAGATCTAATATGACAAAAGCCACATGTCTATTATCTCTTTCTACCCCCTCGGGTAGAATATAAGATACAATCCCATTGGAAGGGTATAACTCTTTAACTTCATCATATAGATCAAAGTATCTAATACTTACACCTTTAAGAGTATTAGTAAGCTTATTAGATAATCTTATCTCTACTCTATCTTGCTTTACTATAGTAGACGAATTTAATATCTTTAAGAACTTCTCTAGCCTTATAGTATCTTGATCATACTCTCTATTATACTTATCCATAGTCATAACCCTTTAGTATATAAAGTATGCATCTTTATTTTCTTTATCAAACTTCTTCATACGCTTATCTATATCAGCAGCGGTAAATTCTTCTTTTACATACTTATCACATGTAGATCCAGTCATATTACACTTAATAATATTCTCTGGTAGAATATACCTCTTCCATACTTTCTCTATAGCCTCTCGTTTACTAGATGCCTTTACTATGTATCGGATATTTATATCCAGCATATAAGAGACTAGATACAATTTATTCTTGCTCACACAATCACCTTCTATAAGCTCTATATCATTTAAATACTCATCCTTGATTCTCTCAAAATAATCAGAGAATTCTTCATCCTCTTCTGACTCTGGTAACCAGCCTATTCTTATGATAAGCCTAATTGGTGTCTCATTTGGTTTAGAATAAATAATACTTGAGTCCTCTAGATTTTCTAGATGACATATTACTGGTGCTGGATTGTCTATATTCATTCCATGAATCTCCAGCTTATACCCATGCTTAAATGCAACTGCCTTTGCAATCTCAGTAGGGTGGGTTGATGGCGAAATACGATTATTGGTTCCATTCATAGTTATTACCTCCTAAAAAACTATTTATTTAGTTGTATGGAGATAATTAAACAAAAAATAAAAAATAAAGCTATTGTGGGAGCCGTAATAAAATATTACGTACTCCCACACTGATTAGCTTATCCCCTCTACCCCTGTTTTTGAATAACAGATCAAAGATACTGATCTTTGATTCTGTTATAGTAGTCTTTAATTACCTCACCTTTTTTGTGCTCTGGTAGCCAACCCATTCTAACACAGAATGCATAAAGAGATTCACCCTGTTTTATTTCAACAAATTTAGGAAAGTCGATGCTCTCTATTGGCATGCAGTAGAATGAATAGGTTGCTGGCTGGCCTGGGTTTGCGATTACGTAGTCGGTTATTTCATGACCATTCTTTTTTGCGGCCATTTTAGCTATTTCGCTAATTGTTGGTGTGGGCATTTTGTAATTGGTAAAATCAAGTGCCATAAAGATACCACCTTTCAAGTATATTAAATTTGACCAAGTGGTTTATATATCTTGGTCTTCTTACTGATATAATATATAAGTATTTATTCGACAATTTACAAATTCTAAAATAGCTATGCGAAAAAATAATAGCGGGGAATGGTTACCCCGCTATTCTATGACCCGCTCTTAGTCCAGCCCATTCGCTGAACGAATGAGCACAGACCCTCACCTCGTAAAGGTTCAATCTTATTATATACGCCTGGGGTATACTTTATAAGTATAAACCTTCTCTGCTGATTGAGAGGTACATCAGATCTAAGCGGATAGCTAACGATCCTGTATCCTTTCTTCGCACAGATGTCTTTTGCTATTTTTAACTTATTCATTTGGTTACCTCACTTTTTATGCAATGTGTATCTTTCCGTCAAGATACATGTCGTACCATCCCATTCTTTTTATAAATGGAATGATTCCCTCACCCTTATTAGGGTTAAGAGTTTTTACTTCTCTTCCCTGCTCTATTTGAGCGAGATGGAAAAGATATTGTTGTTCATGCGGCTCTCTCGCATTTATCGCATGAATAATCACGGTCCAGCCCATCGTAAAGCAGATAGCTTTTGCAAGCTCGCTGCCCTTGAGCTTTTGTAAAATTGTATATTCGTTTGGATTAAATGCCATAGTGACACCTCCCTTAGGTATACTAAATTAATCAAGTTTGTTTATTATCTTGATCTTCTTATCAGTATAATATATAAATATTTATTTGGCAATTTACAAGCTCTAAAACAGTTATGTAAAAAATTATAATGAAAGGCATGTGATTTTTAATATGAGCACAGCAGGAATTTTGTCCTATCAGAATTCTGGGGAGTATAATCTGACTGAGCTTCTCAGGCATTTTGATAAGAATTATATTTTTGATATACTCAATGATAAATTAGAGTCTATCAATTTTGCATCTTCTATTATAGAGCCTAATATAGTTTCAGCATTTGAAACTTCATTCAAGGCTATGAATGATCAGTACCCTGGAGACAGTCAGAATATAAGAAATATAAGAGAGCAGGTCTATAGAGATATCATATCTATATTAACTCAAAGATTCAATCTTAGATTTAATACAGTTGATGATACTATAGATCCGTATACTGCTGCTTATTATCTGTATGACTTCACTGTATGTAATAGAAATAATCTTATGATTAATTTCTTTACAGCGTTTATTGTAAATAATAAAGATACTCTATCTGCTAATCTGAATACTGAAGATTATAGAAAGAGTAAGGATAGTGCATTAGCATATGGTAAGAGAATCTATGATGATCAGAAGTTTACCATGATAAGTGCTAAT